TTATAAAACCTTGAGCTGCAAGCGGAATATTATTAGTAAAAAGTCCAACTATAATATCAATTATTGACGAAATAAAATCTGTAAAGCCATCCCATAAAAGCATTAAAGCATCTACTAAAAATTGCCACGATTCTAAAATAACTGGAACTACATAATCCACAACAAACGCCACCATCATTTGAAACCCTTCACTAATAGCACTTATTATTTCCTGAACAGTAATTCCAACACCTATCCATTCAAGAAATCCATCAATTATAGCAAAAATATAGCTTTCTCCTGTCATTAATCCGTTCCACAAATCCCAAAGTACAAACACTAAAGCTCCAATTGCTAACGCAATAGCTCCTATTGTTAACAAGAAAGGCGCACCCAATGCCATAACACCTGCAATAATCGGCACCAAAACTAAAAAAGCTCCTGTTAATCCTGTTATTGCCATTACAATAAGAGTCAATCCTGAAGCAAGTTCAGGATTTTTTTCTGCCCATTTTTGAAAACCTTCCAGAACATTAGCAACAACATCTAAAACGGGTTTTAAAGCTTCACCTATTCTTTCGAAAATTGCTATTTTAATTCCATCTATTTTTGATTGTATATTAGCCAGTTTTCCAGAAAAAGTGTCAGCCGCTTTTGCTGACATTCCAGCTACTCCAGGAACTTTACCAAGTGCGACAAGATAATTATAAATATCCTGCTCGTTCTTTTTAACTTCTGTTGATACCCCTTTAAATGTAAATATTACTTTATCTCCCGCATCTTTTGCTTTTACTCCAAATTCTTTTAATCTCTCATTTTCTCCAGTCATTGCATCAAGTACTGCTTCAACGTACTGGTCAACTTCTTTACCTTGCGATTTAGCTACATCAGTAAGTTGAATAAATTCCTCTTTCGTTGGCTTTAGCCCTCTATTTATAAGTTTGTTAAATCCATTTCCTACTTCATCTATTGAAAGTTTAACTTCATTAGCAGTTTCTCTTATAATCTGCATTGCAGCTGCTCCTTCAGCTGCTCCGCCAAGAGCATTTGAAAGTGTAGTTTTTAAATTTTCAAATTGCATTCCAGTCTGTGCAATACCCCCAGCTATTCCTTTAGTAAATCCAATAAGTACTGCTCCATTTACAACTGATGATAACTGTCCCTCTACATCCTTCATTTTATTCATGAAGCCTTTTAGACCACCTTCAGCTGGTGTTGATGAAGAAACAGGAGTTTTTGGAGTAGGAGTTGGAGCTGTTTTAGCATTATTCTGAAACGAAACTGGTATCTTTATTTCTTTAGAAATTCTCTGCTTCATTGCTTCTATTTGCTTTTCTCCACGTACATTAAAAGTCAAGTCTATCTGAGCTTTCAATGCTGATTTTATCATTGTATTTATACTCTGTAATGCTTTTTTTAAACTTGCCATGTCAGCTTCTATTTTTAAAGAAACCAGTGTTTCATTTGCTTCTGCCATTTATTCCCACCTCCTACTTTTTTCTATGAAGTTCATTCAAAAAACTTAAAGTATCAGCCATTTGCTTATCACCCCAGTTTTCATCTATATCATAAGGATTAAGATTAAATTCATGTGCAATTATATGTGCGTTTTTTAATCTTGCATCCATTTTTTCATACTGTAACCTATAATTTATCTGCCCATTACTTTTAAGATTCACTGCTGGGATTTATTGCAATATTTGTCGCAAAAATGATTAAATTCATTATGCTCATGAATGTCAATTTATCCACAACAGTATCTGGAATTTGAAATAATTCCTGTGTCAAAGTTATGAATTTATCCAAAGAATCATCTTCCATTCCTGAAAAATCTCCACTGTCTAATGCTCCTGTAAAATTCCCTGCATTTATTAAGAATCTTGTTAATTTTCTTGCTTTAGGATTAATCAACTGAACACAAACAAATCCTTTTTCTCCATCATCTCCCTCACCTTCTAAATAAACTTTAAAGACTTTATTTGGAAGTCCAAAATGTCTTTCTTCTCCTAAAAAAGCTCCTAAAAAAGGCTTTTCTCCAGGTTCTATTCTTTTAAATTGTAATTTCTTTTGCTTATTTTCCATTATTTTCTACCCCTCTATGATATTTTCTTTTCTTTTCTTGTTCCTGCAAGTTTTAAAGTATTTGTTGGAGCTTCTTCTGTAAAAGCACCTTCTGAATCAAGTTCGGATAGGACATTTCCGTCTTCATAATATGTTATCACTGTTTGACCATCTATTGTTTCATGCGTTTCTATCTCCAAAGTTGGATATTTGTTATCTTTTAAAAATTTCAGAAAATCTAAAATTCTTTCCATTACTTTTACTCTTGGTGGAATTGAAATAGTAAGTTCATAAGGAACATTAGCTATAATGGAGTAAATATTCTTACCTCTTGTTGTCATTCTTCTGCTTGTTTTATCCTCTGCTGTTTCTATTTCAACTGCATCTTCATCAAGTTCATCTATTATAAGTTCTCTTCCAGAACCTCTTACTAATATGAATCCCTCTCTCATATATGCCATATATCTTTACCTCCCTAATTTCCATTTTTTGAATTTAATATAACTTGTACTTTTGATTTGATTATTGCACCTTGAAACCAGCAGTTATATTTAATTTCAACTTCTCTATTGCTCATATTTACAACTTTTACTTCAAAAGCATTTGTTCCTTCTTCAATAATGTCATCAATGTCATAAATTATTCCTCTTGCAGCAAATTCTCTAAGAATTGAAGTTCCATTTGAAGCTACTTGCTGTCTTCCTGCTTCCTTTGTAGAAATTTTTTCTCCTCTTGTGTTTCTTTCAACTATGTATTTTGTTATCCCAATTCTCATATATTCATCTATTGCTATTCTTGCTAATGTATAATCAAACCATGTTATTCCATCCATAGCCTTTCCATAATAAGGGATAACCATTTGTTCTTCTTCTGTTACAATATTAACTCCAGTCGAAGATTCTCTCTGACTTCCTACCAGTTCCAATATTTCAGATAAAGTATAGTTTGATCCTGTAATTCCATTTAATTTAATACTTGCAAAAGGAACAGAACCTGGAAAAAAGTTTCTTATTGTTGCAAGAAGATTTGTAATCTGACCTTCACTTTTATCTGTTGCAATATAAAATCCATTATCCACTTTATTTTCTTTTGCTATTTTAAGATTTACTTCTTTTGTAAAGTTAGATGCACCTTGAAATAAGAAGACATAGTCTATAGATGTTCCTTTACCAAAATCCAAAGCTTCTTTTACATCTTTTTCTTCTGCTACAGGAACAACTGTGTAAAACCATTTTCCTTTCCAACGGCTATCTAACCCTTGCAAGATAGAAGTGTACGTTGTAGAAGCTGTGTCATCTCCATATACCCAAATAAAATCTGGTTTTGTTGAAGCACCAAAAAAATCTCTTACTAAAATAACTTCCTTATCTGTTTCTTGAAATCCTAAATCTATCAATTCTTTTGTAGATGTGACTGCCTTAGGCAAATTGCTTCCATTTGAAACTTTTTTTGCTTTAGTTACTAATAAAACACTTGTAAAATCTCTAGTTGTCAAGCTAAGTGCCGCATTAATAGCCGCTATATTTACTATTGCATTTCTGCTCATTTTAACCTCCGTTTTCTATTTTTCCTTTTATTTTAGATTTTTCTATATAATCTGTTTCATAACTATAGAATGTATCCGCTGTAAACTCTAAACTATATACTTTCTCATTCATTATCTTATTATTTATTATTGTGTCACTTTCACTTATAAAATCTAACTTCTGTATTTCTATTTCAGATATATCTTTGAAATCAAAGTTTAAATCTTCTACAATATGATTAAATATCTTATTTTTACTTAAAATTGTATCTAAATTAAGCACTTGATCCTTATCATACAGTTTTATCATCATTTTATAAGTTCTATTACTTCTATATTTAAATTCTATTGTATCTTTCTTGGATATTTCTTCTTTAAAAGTTGTATAATCACTCATACTTTTTGATTGAGTTATTTCATAAGTTAAAAATGGTTTATCTATTTTTTCAAAATAGGAATTCTGAAAAAAAGAATGATACACAACTGCTTCTATCCCTAACTTTGTAAATATATTAAAGAAAAGCATATTTAATTCAGTTTTATATGAATCAAATGTTATATTATCTATATAGTCAGTTAAATAAAAAGTGTAATAATTTTTCAATTCATCTTTTATTTTTCTAACTTCTATCAGTTCGTACTTCTTATTTTCATAAACAATGTAATCTCCATTTGTTATTTCAAGCTTTTCTGTCGCTTTATTATTATCAATTGCTAACGTCGGGATTCGTATAATTCCAACTAAATTTTCTCTTGTATCTACAGATTTAATCGGATTTATACTCGAATTATAGCTTTGATAATCAATGTAAGCTTTTAGTTTATACTCTTTAAATTCTTTTCTTATTATTCCTTTATCATTTGTTTCAGAAAGTAATTTAAAAAATTTATATTCTTTTTCTTTTTCATAAATCTGACTTATATTCATTATCCTCTACCATATCTTCCCTTTCCATTTATACTGAATGCAATTGATTTCACAAGAGTTCCTGTGTCAATAAGCGGGTCATTAAATCCTTTTTGCTTAATTGTGCTAGGAGCATTACCTGGACTTTTAAATCCATATATTAATGATTTATGCTTATTATTAATATCTGTTCCGATTACTGTCCCAGCATTCATAATGTCATCTCTATTTTTAAGATACATACCAACAAAATTATTTTTATTATCTTCTACATATTTATTCAGAAATTCCAGCACATTTCTCGAAGGAATTCTGCCATCTCTTGTTCCATAAAGAAGTACAGCATAAAGATTTACGGCTGTTATATTTTTGGCATAATGTCTAGCGTCAGGAAAAATTCCACTTTTTATAACCAGTAAAGGCAATTTTATTTTAGTTTCCTTTTTTATAGAAGCTGAAACATTTAACTTCACTATGAAACTTCCTTTAAATCTTGACATTATTTCCCTTTTGCTCTCTTTTCTTCAACCAACTCTATCTTTCCTTCACTTTGAGCAATTATACGTTCCATTCTCAAATCAAAATTCTCTACTTCTTGCGTTCCAGTTTCAAATTCTACTTCTTCTCCTGTTTGATGTATTACAAATTTAACAGGTTCTTTAATATTTATTTTCATCTAACTACCTCCTAACTGAAAAGATGAAGTCCATGATGTTTTTTATTTGCTATTTCATCAGCAGTTGCAAAATCATCTGTATATTTTCTTATTAATGCCCTAAAATTTTGACCTGGGATTGTCTGATCTAATGCTAAATCATTTAATCTTGCTTTCCAGTTTTCATTATTATTAGGCAAATTAAGACTTGTAGTTTCTTTCAAGTTCATTAACAAAAAATGCTGCGCTAAATATTTAGTTAGTATTTCTTTAACTTTATTAGGAATTGAAACAGTAACATCTTCCAAAAATATTACCGCTTCATCAATCTTTGAATTTATAATACTGTCAGAAATCACAAATTCACCATTTATTTCTTTGAAATTCAGTTCCGAAATTCCAGCTCTCACATCTTCAACTTTCATGATTATTCCTCTATTTTTTCAATATTTTCTTCAATCTGCTTTATAAGCTCTTCTTTGCTTGCTTTTTCATCAGAAATATAATCCTTGAATACTTCAACTATTTCTTTTTTCTTTATTCTTTCATCTTTAAATTCTTCTAGCTGACTAAATAATTTTGCTTTCTTTTCCTGCAATTTTGTTTCCTTGTTCATATCATCAACTATTTTTTCAGAATTCACATTTTCTGTTTCTTCTCCTGTAACTATTTTAATATAATCTCCGTAGTCTTTAGCAAAAGTTTCTAGCTTTTCTACGTTTTCAGCATCAAGTTCAACTTCTGTTGTTCCCTTTGTAAATTTAAGCCTATTTCCTTTTTCAGTAGTTATTTGAGGTATTATAAATACCTCAGCTAACTTACATATTATTAATGTTTTCATTTTTCCTCCTATGCAGTTGTTAATTCCATAATTGATTCAGGTCTGAATGCAACTATTTCTGACAATTTTTCTTCAACTGGAACATATGTTGTTCTTGCTATTTCCCATTCATCAGCGGTTGCTTCCTGTACAATTATAGTTTGAAAGTTTTCAGGAACATCATCTAAGATTAATAAAGTTGGCTTATTAGTAGTTTTATTTATTAAATTCTTAACAGGCACTATTCTTCCAAATAATCCAAGTTCTTGAATAACAGCCAATCTTGTTTTATATTCCTGTGTGCCATAACTTTTTAATAATTTTGCATGTAATGAATTATCTATTACCAAAGTTCTAGCATTATATTTTCCTGTTACTCCTGTTTCAAATTCAAGATGTGCTGCAGTTAAAGCATCCACAATTTGTTCTCCCGTTGCTGTTGCAAAATTCACACCTAAATTATATGTTCTTTTTCCGTCCACAGTTAAAAGACCTTGTCTTCCTAGCTTTGCATTTCCATGTATCAGTTCGTTGTTTTCTGCTTCAGAAACTGCATAGAATGTTTCAGAAGATTTCAAATTGAACATTTGTATCTGTTTTTCTCTTTCAACTGATAAAATTCTATCTTTTTCAGCAATAGTAAATTTATGACCTGATCTTATCCAGTGTAATTTTGCAAATGCATCTTCTCCATCAACTTCTGTGAAAGGAATATCATCATCTCTTTCTGCAACTACTTCTGCTACTCTTCTTGAATTTGTTTTTCTATATGTAACATATTTATCCCCTATTTGTACTCCTACTTGTTCACCACCGACGGGAACTAATGACCTTCCTAACAGTTCATCTTTTCTTTCCTCTAAAACCACTCCCAACGAAACCATAAATGCCGTTGCTAATTGATATGTCTTATTATTATATTTGTTAAACATCTATATCCCTCCTTATATAATCCCTTCTAATACTAATACTGCCAGTTCTCCAGATTTAGCAGTTGTCTCAAAATATCCTTTTATTGCTGTCCCTGTTGCCGCTTTTACAAATTCTCCTGTATTTTTTACCCCAGCTTTGTCACCTTTGATAACATTCTCTGCTACTTTCACAACTATATTTCCTGATTGCAAAATCGAAGCAGTTGTAGGATTTTCAATAAGTCCTTTATCGTTATCATCTGTATGCATAACAACTCCTGCGAATGTTCCTGTTGTAAACGGTTTTACCGCTCTCATTCCATCAGTAGTACTCCATTGCACAGCTTTCCCTATTGTTATTTTTTCATCTATAACATCACATATTCTGCTTCTTCTATCAGTAGTAAAATATGCCTCCTGTCCTAATTTCATAATTAATTACCTCCATTTCTTTTTTTAGAAAAATAACTATTGTCAATTTTTAATGTTAATCCTGCTTCAGATTCATTAAATTTACCTTTTTCACTTGCTTTTGTTTCTTTATTCATTTCTGATAATGTCTCTACACTAAAATTAAACATTTCTTTCAGATCTTCTACTTTAGCATTTTCTTTAGCGTTGAATTTTGGATTCACTTCCTTGATTACTTTTTCCATTATTTTTTCAACTGCTTCTTTTTCATCAATAGAATTTAAAACTTCTTTAGCTTTAGAAATTATTTCCTTATTTTCTATTTCTGTAAGTAAACTATTATATTTTGTTTCCAATTCTCCATATTTTGTTGTTAATTCCTTTTTTTCTGTTTCTAAAGTAGTTTTTTCTGCTGCCAATGTTTCTTTTTCAGTTTCTAAAGCATTGTATTTTTCTTTGAACTCTCCATTTTCTTTTTGAAGATTAATAGCTTCCACTAATAATTCTTCAGGTGTTAATTCTTTTCCATTAAATTTCAATTTCATTTTTTCCTCCTCGTAATCTAAATAGTTATATATAAGTTTTACATCACTACCCGCCCTACCTTTTCCAGATAATATCGCTACATGATTAGCTATAATATCTTTTTGGATGTACTGATTATCTTTTATATTCTCTGTTTCTGCCATATATCCAGCACTTAATTCGATATTTTCTCCATTTTCATATCTTTGTTTTATAAAATCTACAGTTTCTTTATCTTCTATCTGTAAAGTAGCTCCTAAACAATCCTGATTTTCAAAAATTTCAATTATTGTTCCTTTTCCGAATTCTGAAACATTTTCAGAATTAATCATTGTTAATTTCCCATTTTTTTCAGGATGTTCAAGAGTAACTTTTTTGTGCAAAAACGAATTCTTCGTTTCTTCGCTAAAAAGAATATCCTTAGGTATTTTTTCTCTTAATACCCCTTCTTTGTCCATATATTCCATAAAACTGTCTGCTTTTAATATATTCCCTTTTATCTGTAAAAAACCTTCATTTGTTTCTGTCAATTTTGGTTTTTCAAACTGATTAAGATTATATCTACTATGCAACATTATTCAATGCCTCCTCCATTGCTTTTTCATCTATAGCCATTTTGCATCTGCAACCCCATTCCTGTTTTGGTAATATTTTTGCACTGTCTTCACCCACACCTTTAAGCAAATTTCCATTCATATCAAATAATTTTCCTTCTCTCCAGGAATGTTTCGCCCTTACCCTGTCATCATGTTTAGTTACCCATATAAATCCCTTTATTCCTAGTTCTTCCAAAATGATTTTTACATATTCTGCTTGAGTTTCTCCTAAAACATTATTTGAATTTAATAGATCTGAATAACCCATTCTTTCTTCCACTTTTTCTTTTGCTTCCTGCCATTTATCTTTTAATACAAAATCTTCTGCTCCTGTTTTAGATTTTCTAATCACTTCATTTATATAATACGCTGTTCTTTTCGCACTACTAAGATATAGCTCTTTTATTCTTTTGTCTGCTATGTCTACTGATTTTTTGAATAATTCAGAAGTTATTCTATTTTTGAACTTTTCTCTGTTCTTTTTGCTTATTCCCTCAATTATCAATGCTAATGTATAAGCTAAAAGGACTTTGTTTATTCCAAATATAGTCCTGTTCTCTTTTTCTTTAAAATTTTTAAGTGCTTTTTCTATCTCTTCTTCATCATCAACATTGATGTTATTTTCTTCAAGATATTTCATAAACTTTTTTGTCTTGCCTTTCAATATTTTCAGAAGCATTTTTTCTATTTTTATATCTATATCAAATTCAATCATTTTAGCTCAACTCTTTCAGTAGTGCTTCAAAGTCAAAATCTTCTTCACCTAATTTTTTAATTATTTCAGCTATTTTATCTTTTTTTTCAATCAGTTCATTGTTTGAAACTATATTCAAAGCTTTTTCAAGATATTCAAGCTTTTTAGTGTCAAGTTCAACTCTCTTTAAATCATTATCAATCTGCTCTGCAACAGTTGGCTCTAACAAATTAGGTAATTCAACCTTATAACGTTGGTCTATTTTTAGTTCAATTAAAACTTTATCAATTAAATTATTTGTTATCGGTAGAATATTTTTATTGAAATATCTTCTTAAATACTCTGCGTACTTTTTTGCATCCTCTTCAGAACCAGCCAAAGTTCCTTGAGTATTTCCTGCCAATCTCTGTTTTGGAATGTTAGTGTGTATTGATAGTATAGTCAAAACCGCATTTATATATTTTTCTGGATCTATTCCACCAGTAGAATTTATTACTTGCATTTCATCATCTTTTCCTATTACAGCTAAAGTAGAAGCATTTATCTCTTCTTCCTTATCTCTAACTCCACCGCTTTCCTTTATTTTATCCATTGTATTTACGTCTGTTTTATAAATAAGAAAAACTGCCCTGTATATTAGCTGTCCTATGCTCCATTCTGTACTATCCAAAATAACCATTCTGTCAAATAAAGAAGTAAATATTGATTCTCCTATCAACCTTTTATGTTCATTTATTCTTGAAAAAATCACTCTGCTTGGATGGATTTCTGTCTTAACTGACTGATTGTAATATCCGTTATTAGAATAGTTTTTTACTTGAAGTTCTGTTACTTCTCCATAATTCAATTTTAACTTAGAATTTTCAACTTTAATTTTTACTATTTCTGTCTTATCAAATACACTTAATCCTTTTATATGATATTTTTCTCCTAATTCATCAGATGTTTCTTTTTCTTCGTTGTGAAATGCATTTAAATACATTACCGCATATCCAAACTTTCTGACTTTTTCCATAAATTCCATTATTTTTTCTAAATAATCAAGCTCATCAAGTTTATTCAGAAGTTTTTTTGTTTTCTCTATGTCTTCTGTTCCATCTGATTTTAGAACTGAAATTTTAAGCCCATTTTTTAGAACGTCTTCAATCGGAGCGTTCAATATTATTTTTGCAAGGTCATTACTCCCAACTAAATTTTCTATTGTTACATCATTCAAATATTTTTTAACAGGAGCTTGCCTGTTCAATATATCTTTTCCTGAACCTTTTGTAGAATTCCTTGCATTACTTGCAAATCCATTATGTTTCATTTTCTTTTTTTTACTCATGTTTTCTCCTAAACTAATATATTATGCACTCCACCTGTGCTATATTTTTCGAGGGCATAACGTAATGCATCCATTAAGTGGTTATAATTATCTGCAGCCTTATTTAACGTTATTCCGTTCTTTTCTTCCCAGACATAGTTTTTAAATTCCATTATTGTATTTGTGCATTTTGGATGCACATATATATCGAATTGCTGAATATACTGTATTCCTTGATTTACACTTCCTTTTCCTTTTGAACTCTGTTTTATTCGACTTATACCATAACTTCTAATCTCTTCTATTGATTTAGCTTCAGCACAATCGGCTGTAATCTCATCTTTTGAGTATCCCCTTATTTTTATTTCTTCTGCTATTTCGTTATTTAATAGGCGTTTTTTATAAAACTCATCAAATATGAAAAGTCTTTTATTCCTCAAATCAACTATTACCGCTATAAATGCACTCGGATCATTTGTAAAACCAAAATCTAGTCCAAATGCCGCTTCTAAGGAAAAGTCACTTCTTAATAATTTCACAGGATCAAATTCCAGCACTTCCCAGTTGTTATATACAAGACCTTCTGCAATTCCCCATTCGCCTAATCCTGCAACTCTAAAACGATTAGGTCTTTTTATTTTCATTTCCTCAAATCTTTTAAGAGTTACTTCATCAAGGAATTCATTCATTGTATAGTCAGTAGTTATTGCATATATCAAATCATCTGTATATTCTCTGTCATAAGTATCATTATAAAATCTTTTTCTTAACCAGTGGTCTTCAGACCATGGATTGAAGCTTAAAGTAATCTGATGGAATAAATGTGGTGGCAGTATACCTCTTATACTTTCTTCCAGCGTTTCAAACATTTCCTGTTTTTCAATCTGAAAAGCTTCCTCAATCCAGACAAAATTTAAATATCCTTGTGCTACTGTAATTGATGTTAATTTTAACGGATCATCTAATCCAGCAAACAAAATCTGTTGCCCGGTTGGTAAATAAGTTAATGTATGTTCTCCTTTTGGAATCTTCCATAAATGGTTTACTTTTAATCTGTTAATTGCCCAAATTAAGTCTGCTCTACAACTATTTCTTAAAGTATTAAACACACGCCTTATGACAAGTAAATTACTTTCGGGATATTTCATAATTCTATAAATCATATTGATTGCTATAGTTTTACTTTTTTTGCTACCCCTTGAACCTTTAACAACTCTGTAAAAATGTTTATCATTCCAGAAAAGGTCATAGTTTTTTCCAATAACATCTTTAATTTTTATCTGTGTCATCTATTATCACAACCTGTTCTTTTTCCTTAATCACTTGATTTTTATTTGCTTCAATATCAAGTTTTAGTTGCTGCAGTTCTTCACTTGTCAATTGTGAATCTATTTCTAGTAATTCAAACGAAGTTAACAGTTTACCTGTCCTTATTAAATCATTTCCCATTGCTTTTAAATTGTCATAAGCTTTTTTTATATCATTTATTTTCTTTATATCATTTGTCCCTTTTACTTCTTTCAAAACATTTATTATAATATTCCGTTTGCTTATTTCTATATTTTTAAGCAATGTTTCCAAGTCGGGATAAACCTCTTCTACTATTTTATCTAAATATTTTTCTGTTCGTTCTAGCCTTAACTGTCTAGCATTTTTAGACTTTCTATAATAAGTTCTTTCCGATATGCCATATTCGGACATTATTTCTTGTTTGCTTTTTCCGTTTAAAATATCTTGTTGTATTTTAATTTCTTTTTCGATTGCACCTTTTTTCATTTTAGGTGCACTTTTCTTTTTAGGGGGTGCATTAGTTAAGGGTGCATTTATCTGTTTTTTTTTCCAGCCATCTCTTTTTTTCCAACTTTTGACTGTATTAATACTTTGATTGTACTTTCTACATAACTCTGTGATTCCTGCACCATTTTCATATTCTTTTCTTAACAGTTCTCGTAAGTCCTGCTTATCCATTTTTATATTCTTCCCAATTTACAGTTTTTCCATTTATCTTTATTTCTTCCTCTCCTGTAAATTTTAAATATCTTTCTATAATTACTTGCACCCACTTGGTTTCTAATTCCATTAAATACGCTTTCCTGTTTAGTTGTTCACAAGCTATCAGTGTACTTCCGCTTCCACCAAACAAATCTAATACCTTTTCATTTTCTCGACTACTACTTTTTATTGCTCTTGCACACAATTCGACAGGCTTAGGTGTTGCGTGTTCTCCTGCCTCTTTTCTATTTTTTCCTACAACTCTATCAAAATGCCAAACATTGTTCATGTTATCGTGTGTATTGTTGAAATAAGCTCTCGAATCATAAAATTTACTTTTTATTTTTTCATACTCTTTTTTCAGTTCTTCATACTCTTTTTTGAAAGCATCCACATTATTTTCAATAGCCCATTTTTGAAATTTTAAATACACATCTTTAGTTGGTAAATTCCATTGGCTTTTATCTGTCCAATGGTCTCTACTTTTATCTGAATGACCTGCTATCATTTTCATTGTAGGAATATCCCAACCACATTTATTTCTTTGCTCCAATAAATAAAGTCTTATAGGCTCCCAACCTTCAAAATAATTGTCTGAATTTGTATTAAATCCTTGCACACCGTTCATAACAAATAGACATTTTTCATCAGCAGTGGCATACATCCTTGTAAGTTCTGAATTTTGCCCCTGTCCGGTCCCTTTGTCCCAAGTTATCAAATTTCTGAATGTTATTTCATTATTTTCAATTTTTGGCTTCAATAGATTAGAATAAATGTCCATTAAAGGTTCATCTATTCCCCAGCAGTACCAGCTACCGTTTTCGGTTAAATTTTCAAATGACAAAGGTATCCATTTTTTATTAAATTCCAGTAAATCATAAAAATTTAAATTGTCATTTGTAACTCCATCTTTTTCCTTTTTCATTCCGTATGGAGGATCTGTGAATACTAGATGTGCTTTTTCATTATTTAATAAAAGTTTTATTTGTTTTGAATCAGTGCTATCTCCGCACATTACTCTGTGTTTTCCTAATTCAATTAAATCTCCTGACTTTATTACTATGTTTTTTGGTTCTTCCAATTCGGCATCATCTTCTGCTACTTCTTGATTATCTTCTGCAGTTTCTTCAATCTCATCTTCCATTATTTCCTGTAGCTCTATTTCGTCAAATCCTAGCAACGATGTGTCAAAATCTACACTTTCAAGCTCTTCTATTTCCTGTTTTAACATTTCCATGTTGAAACCTGTATTCAATGTATACTGATTATCCGCTATCATATACGCTTTTTTATCTTCTTCTGTTAAATCTGTATGCCTTACTACTTGTACATCCCCATAACCTAGTTTTTTTAAAGCCATGTATCTTCCATGCCCTGCTAGGATCATATTATTCTCATCAACTATAATAGGACTTCTATATCCTATTTTTTTTATTGTTTCAGATAATCCTTCTATCTGCCAATCAGGATGTTCTTTAGCATTATTCTCGTACATTTTTATTTTATCTATGCTAATCTTTTCTATTCTCATGTTCTCTCCTGTCTTTGAAAAAAGAAAAAGCGAACCTATTACGTATTGCTACGCAACAGATCCGCTTGGGATGCTCTGGATAAAATTATCCAATATATTCTTTTTTTTTTAATTCTCTAATATTATACCACTTTTATATATATTTTTCAACATTTTAAAGTTATTCTATATATATCCTTTTTCCTTGAAAAATACTAAAAGATTATACATATTTTCTATTGACTTTTTACCACATATTACATATTTCGTTGGTTCTGTAAAATTTTCTTGACCTTTCTTTCTCAAAATCAGATAACAAGGTTTGTTTACTGCTGCAAATGCTCCTAAACTTCCAGCTAACATGTATCCAGCTAAAACATCAACAGACTGATTATTTTTGTTAGGAACTTCAAACTCTACATTATAATCTTTTATATCAAATAATTCATATTTTCTATGAATTGTTTCCATAAATCGACCATCATCATTGAATATTAGATATTTATACTTCCCTGTTTCTATTTCTCTATAATTTCTAAAACCTATTCTTTCCAATTCTTCCCTGAACTTTTTTTCTTTTCTTCTCAAACTCACATGAAATATTATTGTTGCTATCAAAAATGGTGGAAAAACAAAAAATATAATAGACATGAAATATGCAAAAAATAAAGCTAATTTAACACTGAAACTTCTCATAGTCATCTGATTTCAACTCCTTTTTAAATTTAATAAATTATACCACATCATTAAGCTTTTTCAAAGAAAAAACAATGATTATTTTTCTTTTTTGAAAATATTTTTTATCCTACTGATTATTTTTCTGCTTTCTTTCTCAATTAACACTTTTTTGTTATTGTCATTCACTAATTCTATACTGTCATATTTAAAATTCATATATTATCTCTCCTTATCCTAAAAATTTATTTATGAAATATTGTTGCCCTTTTCCTGTAATTTTCGGTGTCTTTGTTATTTTTACACCTTCTGAAGCCGACTGTCTTGTTCCTTCTTTTATTACAAATAATCCTAAGTTCATTGATTTCTGTGTTGGTAAATTCCAGTCTGAGCCTTTCTTTGAAATCAAATATCCATTAGCTCTAAAATATTTAAATAATCTATCTTCTCCTGTATTTATTCCTTTCTGTTTCAAAAGCTTTGCCATTTCCCTTACTAAAATGCAATCATCTGACACACTCAGAGAATTTGCAAAAGCAACTGCTGGAGCCTGGTCCTCTATTTGTTTTTCTAATTGCATTCTTTTCTCTTGCTCCTCTTTTAATCTTGTAAAGGCTTTTATTGCCAAATCAGGATTATTTAACAGTTCATCTGTTGCATACATCCCTGTCTTTCTTATTGAAGGCAACACTTCATCAAATACCCAGCTTTCAAAAACTTCAGCTTGAGGTAAATTTGATTTTGTGATTAATCTATATAAGTTTCCTTCATTTATAAATTTCTTTTCTTGTGTTCTTCCTAACCTGTCGATGACTGGGCGAATTACCCACCCATCTTTTTTACAATGCGTATTTATTGCTTTGTTAGGGTCTTTATATCCTAATATTTTTGCAACTTCAGTTGCTGGAAAATATTCTTTTCCATTTTCAACTAAAATTTCTATTTCTCCAAATTTTTCACTTTTAAATATTTGTAACTCATTCATATTTTATCCTCCTATTATACTGTAATTTTCTTATGCTCTCTGACATTTTGCTCTCAGTTCCTTTTCAATATTATTTTGTACTATGATGTCCACTGTTAAACTTGCATTGTAATATTCCCTTTTAACTGCTTCCACATAAGATGAAAATGCGTCTTCCAAATCTGCCATGTTCAATTTCTTATCATCTGGAACAAGTCCATATGCTTTCTCCAGCAAGTCCATGAATTCCTTTCTTAATGTCTTCAGCTTCTCATTGTGACTGTCCAGTAACACCTTTGTGATGTCAAATCCTAGTTCTTCCTTAAATGTCATGCTTTTTCCTCCTAAAATTATTTATTTTTAGGGCAAAATGTGATAAAATATTCTTGCGTGGAATGTTTTATGACATACCTACCCTTTATTGTCTTTAATGGGACTTTAAAGGGTTTTTTCTTATCTCTTTTTTATTATAAGCTGTTTATTTTCTTTATCAAAAATTAAGTCAATTCCTTTTTCTTCCGGAGTTATTCCTAATTCTCTTAACCATTTTATTGGTACTGTTAATCTTGTTGCTGTACCATTTCCAGCTTTATAAAAAGAGATATTGAGTTCTCGTTTTTCCATTTTTCAATCTCCTTTATTAGTCCCAGATATTTTATAACATATTTGGGACTAACTTGTCAACATATTTTTTATTTACCTTTCTCAACTATAGTTCCAACATTTCTTTTTTTACATCTGGGACATACAAAATCATAATTAAATCTGCCCCCTTCCAGTTCATATTCCATTTTCTTTTTCTTGCAAAATTTACATTTTAAAGCTTTTTTCACTAATTAATCCCCCTAATCTTTATTCTTAAAACTGAAACATACCAGGACATGTACCACTGTCATTATGTACAGTCCAAAGTATTTTATTACTGTAATTAAATCTTTTGCATTTTGAATTATAATTGTTGAAAAAAAGAAAATTATAATCACAAAAGCTAAAGATGTTATTTTCAATGCTTGTATTATTTTATCTATCATTCTATCTTCCTTTCTTTTTCAATCAAAAAAGACCAGTTTTATTTGGTCTTTTTTTCTAACTCATTTATTCTTTTTTCGTAATCTATTTTTTCTTCTACTATTTTCAATCTAGTTTCTAAATCTTTCGCTGTTTTATTTTCTGTGGGATATTTAATTATTGCAACCGTTCCTATACAAAATAACAGTATTCCTATTATTACAGGTAGTATCATTCTCTTATTCATAGTGCTTTCATCCTTATAATTTATCATATAGAACAGTCCTGACATTGTTATTAAAATAACTCCACAAATCATTGACCATATGGCAAAATGATTATTTTCAATATTTAGAATGCTTGATGTTCCTACCCCTATTATAGAAAATATTGATAAAAATATTCCCATCATTTCTAATATTCTTTTATCATGATTATTTATTTTATCTGTATTATCTTCTAACTTTTTATTTTGTTCTTGAATAGTTTTTTCATTTTCATCCAATTTATCGCTCTGATTTTTCAAATTCTTTTCAAAAATTGATAATTCTTTTTTTTGTTCCGCTATCTTCATTTCTAAACTTTCACGCTTTTTTTCACTAATATAATTACCAATTCTATTATAATCCGAAGAACACTTATAGATTTCTAATAATATAAATCCTTGCATTTTTAATATTGTTTCATGAAAAATATATTTTTGTGTATCATCAATATCTTTATTCTTAGATATTTT